CCCGTGAATACAGCGAGCTTGCCTGCAATTTGTTTACCGGATGCGTCCACAAATGCAAATATTGCTACTGCCCGTCAATCATGCGGAAATCCCTGGATGACTGGGCAGCCAATCCGAAGCCCAGGGCAGACATCCTGAAACAGCTTGAACGTGAGGCCAAAAAACTGGCCGGCTGCGATAACGAGCTATTGTTTTCGTTCATGAGTGATCCCTATCAAACCACTGAAGCCGCCGATCTGACCAGACAAGCCCTGTTGATCTGCGAGAACTACGGATTCAAAAAGGTCAATGTTCTGACCAAAGCCGGTATAAACGCTGTCCGGGACTTCGACATATTTGAGCGTCATTCCGGCTGGAAATTCGGCTCCACGATTATCTTTGACGATGAAACCCTCCGCCAACACTGGGAACCCGGGGCCCCGTCAATAGAAAGCCGCTTTAGAGCGATCCACGAAGCCCACAAACGCGGGATTTATACCTGGGTATCCGTTGAGCCGGTCGTGGATCCCCAAGCAGCCCTGCGGGTCATACGCCAGTTAAAAAACGTGGTCAATTTCTGGAAGGTGGGCAAGTTGAACCATTTCCTGGACATTGAAAAAACAATAAACTGGGCAAAATTCCTCTCAGAGGTCAGAAAAGAGCTTGCCGGGCATGATTATTACATTAAGAAGGACCTGCTAAAATTCGAGCACCAATCGTAATTCCAACTGTGTGTGTTTTCAATTTCGTGTTAGGGCTGGCCTCGTGGGCTGGCCCTTTTTGTTTCAAAAATGCAAATCACTCTGTTTTTAGAGTGGAATTACCCCCTTGACAAACGGTATTCTCAATTCGTGATTCGTATCTAATAAATACTTAGTTATTACAGATAAGTGTTTAATGTGTAAAGGGTTAAGTATATGTAGAGAAAGTCGAATAGATGTCAAAAGCGGGTCGAAAAAAACAATTATCCTTGGCGAATAAACCGCAGCTCTCCAAAAAACCGGGCAGACCTACAGGTTTCCGGGAAGAATTTATTGATCAAGCATTCAAGCTCTGCAAAGAAGGGTTTAAAGATACTCAGCTTGCAGAGTTTTTGGGTATCAGCGAAGCCACATTGAACAATTGGAAAAACGAAAATCCAGACTTTTCTGAGGCAATGGAGGCTGGAAAAACTGCCACAAAAATTAAATATCGGACACCTAAAAAGAGGAATCCAGAAACCGTTAAGCGATATGCGGCTGAATATTATCGAAAAAACAAGCAAAAATTTATCATAAACGCGATAAACAGGCAAAATGCAAAGCGTGGACTTGAAACTGGTTTTACTGAAAAAGATTGGCAGGAATGTCTTCGATTTTTTGATAAGAAGTGTGCGTATTGTGGTTCTGATGGCACTTTACACAAAGAGCATGTGATTCCAGTATCTAAAGGTGGCGGGTTCACAAGGAATAATATCGTGCCTTCTTGCCCATCTTGCAACCAAAGCAAAAAGAATCTTGAGATGCAAGATTGGTATAAATATACAGCAATATACTCCGATGAAAGAGTTTTAAGAATAATAGAGTGGCTTTATGGCAAAGAAACGCGGACCGAAGTCGAATTACGATCAGGCTTATCACGACAGGCTGGTTGAGTCTCTGTCTCGTGGTGGTTTGACAGACGAAGAGATTGCAAAGAACCTTGCTATAACAAGGTCAACTTTGAGTCTTTGGAAGGCTAATTATCCAACTTTTATGGACGCCTTGCGAAGGGGTAAAGATTTATTTGATACCAATAATGTTGAAAACTCTCTTCTAACGCGTGCGGTTGGCTATGATTACGAGGAAGATTGTGTAGAGCGTCAATCCAACGGAACTGTCAAGGTTCGCAAGATCAAAAAGAAAATGCCGCCTGACGTAACCGCTCAGATATTCTGGCTGAAGAATCGGAACCCGAAACGCTGGCGGGACAAACAGGAGCTTGAGCATTCCGGGGAAATCAGAACATCGGGCGTTTTGATCGTGCCCGGCAAGATGAGCAAGGAAGAATGGGAAAAATCGCAGAACAAAACATAATTTGGGAACCGAACGCGGGAAGCCAGACACATTTCCTGACGTGTCCCCTATTTGAATGCCTGCTGGAAGGGACTCGCGGCGGCGGCAAAACAGATGTTCTGTTGATGGACTTTGCTCAGTTTGTCGGTATGGGGTATGGTTCAGACTGGCGGGGGATTTTATTCCGCGAAGAGTACCCGAACCTTGAAGATGTCATTGCCAAATCAAAGAAATGGTTTTTCCAGATATTCCCGGATGCTGAATACAACGAATCGCAGCACGTTTGGAAGTTTGCCACAGGAGAGCGGCTCTACTTCAGACATGCCAAGCGACCTTCTGACTACTGGAAATACCACGGGCATGAATATCCCTGGATCGGGTGGGAAGAACTGACAAACTGGCCGTCTGATGAATTGTATTTGTCGATGATGTCGGTTTGCCGGTCCAGTAATCCAAATGTTCCCAGGCATTACCGGGCGACCTGTAATCCTTACGGAGCCGGTCACAACTGGTGTAAGGCACGGTTTATCGACCCGGCCCCTGCAGGTATTGTGATCCAGGACGATGAAGGCCGGGAACGGGTGAGAATTCATAGTTCGCTGGATGAAAACCCTCACCTGATGGAAAACGACCCG